AGCAACAAAACTAGGTTGGGTATTTTCTAATTTAATTTCTGTTCAACACGAATTTGCTGGTAACTGTCAATTTGTATTTACAAACAGCAGAGAACACAGCGAAAAGATAATTCCAAAACTTTTATATTTAGGTAAAAAATTATGGAATGTAGATGTACAATATTTTTTAGATAAGGAGGATGTATGAGTTGGGACTGTGGAAATCAAAAACCTATTATTAAAGAAAATATTAATGATGAAATAATTAAGCTTGAAGGATATTTAGATGATACAAAAGCAAAATTATGGTTATATAAATTTTTAAAAGAAAATATAACTTTTAGCACAGAGCTATTAACAGGGATAGAATTATTTCCATTTCAACACATGGCAGTAAAAGCTATGATGGAAAACGATTACTTTTTAGGCGTGTGGTCTCGTGGAATGTCTAAATCTTTTTCAACTGGCATATTTGCTTTACTTGACGCCATGCTAAATCAAGGTGTTCATATTGGGATTATATCTAAATCATTTCGTCAATCTAAAATGATATTTAGGAAGATTGAGGATATATCTTTGGACAAAAAAGCAGAGTTATTTAGGCAATGTATTGGTAAAGTAAGCAAGTCTAATGATGAATGGTCTATGCAAATAGGAAAGAGCCGCATAACTGCATTACCTCTTGGCGATGGAGAAAAACTTCGTGGTTTTCGTTTTCAAAGAATTATTATTGATGAGCTTTTGCTTATGCCAGAAAAAGTTTTAAATGAAGTTATTATGCCATTTCTAGCTGTTGTAGAAAATCCAACAGAAAGACAGAAAATTAAAAGTGCTGAAGATGCTATGATTGCAGCTGGAAAAATGAAAGAAGAAGAAAGAAAAGAGTGGCCATCTAATAAAATGATTGGGTTATCATCTGCTTCTTACAAGTTTGAGTATCTTTATAAACTTTATCAACAATATGAAAATATGATATTTAATCCTGGTGCAAAAAACCAAGGAAGACGATGTATAATGCAATTTAGTTATGATTGTGCTCCTAAGGCATTATATGATGAAAATTTAATTAGCCAAGCTAAAGGAACAATGAGTCAAGCCCAAATTGATAGAGAGTTTAATGCGCAATTTACAGATGATAGTGCAGGATACTTTAAAATTAGTAAAATGGCTGACTGTACAATTGTAGATGGAGAGTCGCCTTGTGTGGAAGTTGCTGGAGAGGAAGGAGCAGAGTATATTATGGCTTTTGACCCATCTTGGTCTGAAGCAGAGACATCTGACGATTTTGCGATACAAGTTATAAAATTATTACCAGAACAAAAAAAGGGTGTTGTAGTTCATAGCTATGCTTTACCAGGAACAAATTTAAAAAAGCATATAAATTATTTTAAATATATTTTAGACCATTTTAATATTATTATGATTGTAGGAGACTACAACGGAGGAGTTCAGTTTATAAATTCCTGCAATGAAAGCGAAATATTTCAAAAAGAAAAATTAAAAATAGGAGTTTTTGATGCTAATTTTAACAACCCACACGATTATGTAAAAGATTTAAAAGAAGCCAGAAAACAATACAATGTGAAAAGTAAAGTTATTTGTCACTTAAGAAAACCTGTATCAGTTTGGATAAGAAGTGCAAATGAAATGTTGCAAACAGCTTTCGATAGAAAGAAAATTTATTTTGCCGCTAGCGCTATGGATGATAACTATTCAATGCAAAGAGCTAAAAAAATTCCAATAAAAAATTTAAAGTTTTCTAAATATGAAGACGAAAAAAATATTGGAGCTAAAATGATAGAATTTATTGAACATCAAAAAGATATGATAGATTTAACAAAGGCAGAGTGCGCTTTGATACAAGTTTCTAGTTCTGCTGGCGGTACGCAGAGTTTTGATTTGCCTCCAAATTTAAAAAGACAAAAAGGTATAGATAAACCAAGAAAAGACTCTTATTCTGCTTTGGTTCTTGGAAATTGGGGCATGAACATTTATTATGATATGATGGATGTACCAGAAGAAAAAAATCAAGGATTCACTCCAATGTTCATTTAAAAGTTAATAAAGTGACTTTTAAAAGTGTAACATACTTTATAAAATACAATGGCTAAAAGAAAATATAATAAAAAATCAGATTATTGGAAAAAGTTCGATGCCAAAGTAAGTCAAGCATCTAAATCTCAAGAATCAGTTGAGCCCGCAACAATGGGCCCAGCTTATCACGTCTCTGAGGGGTCGTATGCAAGATCTGGTTCTGTAAGCAACTTACCATCAAACAATACTAGTGTTAGAATTAACAGATCATCTGTTACGGCCCCTTTAAATAAGTTTAGTCAAATCAGAGCTGGTCTTTTGCCATATGAAATTTCTAGTGACGGAATTAATGTAAGAGAAGCTATTGAGCTTTGTCAAAAAGCTTATGCAAATGTTCCTATATTTAGGAACACGATTGATATGATGTCAGAGTTTGCAAACGCTGAAGTTTATCTTGAAGGAGGTAATGCAACATCTAGAGATTTCTTTATGAAGCTCTTTGATAGAATTAAATTGTGGGATCTTAAAGATCAATATTTTAGAGAATATTACAGAAGCGGAAATATATTTTTATATAGATTAGATGGGAAGTTTGATTTAAACGATTTTAGAAAATTTTCTAAATTAGTTGAAGAAAGCCCAAGAGAAAACAAATTTCCATTAAAATATATTGTTTTAAATCCATTTGAAATAGTTGCTAAAAGAAGCACTGTTTTTAGTTCTAAAGGAGCGTATGCAAAAATTCTTTCTGAGTTTGATATGGAAAGATTAGCAAATCCTAAAAATGATTACGATGTAGCTGTTTTTGAAGCTTTAAATCCAGAGGATCAAAAATTAATTAAAGATGGAGCGTATTTCAAAGATGGCTTAAAAATTAGTTTAGAGAATGAAAGACTAGCATATAGTTTTTACAAAAAGCAAGACTATGAACCATTTGCCATTCCGTTTGGTTATCCCGTTCTTGAGGATATAAATGCCAAAATGGAAATGAAAAAAATGGATCAAGCTATTATGAGAACCGTAGAAAATGTCATACTTATGATAACTATGGGCTCAGAGCCAGACAAAGGTGGTATAAATCCTAACAATGTAAAAGCCATGCAGAAGCTTTTTCAAAATGAATCTGTTGGCAGAGTTTTGGTTTCTGATTATACAACTAAAGCAGATTTTGTTATTCCAGATATAAATAAGGTGGTTGGTCCAGGAAAATACGAAGTTATAAATCAAGATATAAAAGAAGGGCTACAAAACATTATACTTAACGAAGATAAATATAGTGGAGCACAAATTAAAGCTCGTGTATTTTTAGATAGACTAAAAGAAGCTAGAGAAGCTTTTGTAAATGACTTTTTACAGCCAGAGATTAGAAGAATTGCAAAAGACTTAGGATTTAGACAATATCCAACGGTTAAGTTTAAAGATATTGATTTAAGAGATGAGACTCAACTTATGCGTATTGCAACAAGACTAATGGAGCTTGGAATATTAACTGCAGAACAAGGTATGACTTTATTCCAAACTGGAAGATTTCCTCAAGCTCAAGAATTAGAAAAAGCTCAAGATAAATTTGTTGGCCAAAGAGAAAGGGGTTATTTCAATCCAATCGTTGGTGGAGCACCAATGATTGATGAGGACGAAATGAATAAACCAAGAACTCAACCAACAAATGGTATGCCTGGAAGACCAGAAGGATCTGAAGATCAGTTTTCCAGAGCAAACATTCAAGGAACTATTTATGAAGTAGAAAGTTTAAGAAATGTAGCCATTACTAAACTTAAAGATAAACTTAAAGTAGGTAAAAAGGGCTTTTCAAAAGAACAACAAAAAATGGTAGATAAATTATGCGAATCTGTAGTATGCTCTACCGAAAAAGAAAATTGGTCCGATCAGATCATTTCTTGTGTAAATGATTTTAATATAATAGAAAAATTAGGAACGTTAGACGGCGTTCTCGATGTTTCTGAATCTCACAAACTAGAACTATATCCATCAGCAATTTTATATCACTCAAATGAAAGAAATTAAAAATCCATTAGTAGCGAATGTTGACAGAATTAATGGCAGCATTGAAGTATCAATATCTAAAAAATACGACGACAAAGAAGAACCTGTATTTAAAAAGTTTATGGGCATGTGCGCAATGGACGACAAAATGCTTGTCGACACAAGCGAAATGGGCAAAGACGAAACCATGAAAGCCTGTGGCATGCAGTATGACAAAATGAGAGGTATGATGAATGAAGTTGGTAAAGGCGGATTAACAGAAAAACAAAAGAAATTGCCACCAGCTTTACAAAAAGCCATTCTTAAAAAAATGAAAGAAGACGGCAAAATTTCTGAAGAAGAAGCAGAAGCCGCAGATAAATTACTCTCCAAAGACGATAAGAAAAAAGAAGAAGTCGCTCCACAGGACGATATGAAAGTCGTAGAAAATCCTAAAAAGGATGCATAAATATACAACAACTTTTGACTTTGAAATATCGGCCTGTGAAGAAATTGCTGGAATAAATATTTCAAAAGCAAACATAGAAAATCTAAGAGGTCTAATTCCCAACTCTGTAGATTTAGATAAAAATATTGACTTAATGGGTGTGGCTTTTAATGCCGCAGTGGTAAATGAGTTTAATAGAAACGGGGATGGTATGAGCACCAAAACCGCGATAGACTCTGTACAACAGTTTGTTCACAAACCGACAAACATAGAACATGATAAAAAGAAAGTTGTTGGTCATATTGTTAGCGCCGCGTTTAGTGATTACAACGATAGTAGTTTACTCGTAAATGTAGATGAAAACGAAAAGCAACCTTTTAATATTGCACTAGGTGCAGTAATTTACAAAACAGTAGATAAAGATTTTTTTGAAACAATAAGAAAAAGTACAGATCCAAAAAGTAAAACCCGCAATACAGTTTCTGCTAGTTGGGAAGTAGGATTTAGTGAATATCAAATAGCTGTAGGTAGTAAAAATTTAAAAGATGCAAAGATAATATCTGACCCTGATAAAATTATGGAAATTAAGGGAAGACTAAAAGCTTTTGGTGGCAAAGGTTTAATGGATGATGGCACTCCAATTTATCGTTTAATAGTTGGTGATGTTTATCCATTAGGAATTGGTTTTACAATGAAACCAGCCGCTAATGTTAAAGGGGTTATAAGTGATGACTTTAAACCAGAAGACAAAAAAAATATTTCATTACCCGACTCTGATAAAAGTCAAGCAGAGCGATTAGAAAAAATTAATGACAAAATTTCACAAAATTTAAAAAATACTGTAAAGAATACTAATATTATGGACATAGAAAACCTATTAACAGAACTCAAGAGCGATCTTCAAGAGAAAAAGTTTTCTCAAGAAGCTATTGCAGGCATGACTTCAACATTTGCTGAAGCCATTAAAAAGAAAGACGAAGAGTACAAAGCTTCTCTTGAGTCTGCAGAATCAGAGAAAGCCGAAATCGCAAAGGCGAATGAAGAACTCAAAACTTCTGTAGATTCTATTAAAGAGGAACTTAAAGCTGCTCAAGAACGCATCGCCGAATTTGAAGCTGCAAAACTTGCTGAAGAAGCAGTAGCGCGTTTTAATTCTCGCATGGAAGAAATTGATTCTCTTTATGATCTTGAAGAAAGCGATAGCTCATTCATTGCTGAAAAAATTAAAGGCCTCGACGAAAGTGACGAAGCTTTTGCATCTTTCAAAGATGAATTGTCTGTTTTCTGGGCTTCTAAAAATAAAGAAGCTAAAGCAAAGATTGAAGAAGAGATTCAAGCTAAAATCGATGCAGAAGTTGAAAAGCGTCTTACAG